TAGCACTAACACCAGCAGTATAATTAATAGCATCAAGTATTTTACCTGTAGTAGTAGTATTAAAACCTACATTTTGAATACTAAAATCTACATCTGTAATATCGAATAAAGTGCCTGTGCCTGTGTATTGAATTAAATCTTTAGTTCTGTCAAGACCTATAATCTTTGAGCCGTCATTATTAACTGTAATAGTGCTACTTACTCTGATCAATCCACGAATAACATAAGTAGTGTTTGCCGCTAAAGTGCTTGGTAGATGCGCAGCATCTGTTACTTCGACAATATTAGTGCCATTAGCAATACGAATCATTTGCCCACTAGTAAAAGTTAAGCTATCTGTTAACGTAGCCGTTCTTGTAGTGCCTATTGTACTATCTCCAGTATATATTGTTGTTAATCCACCTCCATCTGCTCCATTTATTATATAAGAAATAGCGTATTCTTTAGTATTAGCTAAATTACCTGTTGCAACAACTACTGAAGATACAGTGAGCTCAACGTGACTTGCTTGAATACTTCCTGCGCTTATCTTATATATTCCTATTACACTACTATCATCTAAACTTGCTATTTGAAGAATTACTTCTCTTCCTGCTAAAATAGCAATGCGAATATTTGTTGCCCAAGTTTGGTAAGCATTTGGTGTGCCTACAATAGATTGATAGTTTATACTAATATTTCCTACAGTAGATAAAGTTAAACTATCTGTAATAAAAGTTTCTACATTAGGAGTACTAGGTGATACGATACCACTATCAAATCTCCATCTACCTCCATTAGCCCCATCTTCTCCTCTAGGTCCTGAAAAATCTTCTGTAGTATAAGAACTACCATCTGTTAAAAATATTGTAAAAGTTCCGTCTCCATTATTTACAATAGTTTGAATTCCGACACCATCTGTGCCTGATAATAATGTTACTTCGTTACAATCTTTACAACTCATTTTATTTTATTTTTTAACAGATAAAGTGGCATTTACTTGGATAAACTCATTATCTGCAATAACGGTTCCGTCGTTAGTATAACTATATGATATATATAATAAATCTCCTTTATTAAAAGTTATAGTACTTATAGGATAATCTACACATGCAGTATATAAACCAGAAGTTCCTGCTAAAGTTAATTGATATTCTACAGGAATAGTTAATGCAGTTAAATCAGTATCTGATCCAGCATTACCTATATCTGAACAAGCTAATTTATACATTAAAAAATTAATAAATATTGTACTAGCACTATGATTAGTAGCAAACGTTGCTCTTAAAGATAAAGTGTTTCCAGAAATTACATCTACAGGACTTGGTACTCCACAAGCTACTACTGTTTCAGTAGGAGTAAGTCTTGTTGCTCCTGAATAATCTATTAATACTGGAGTAGTTTTAATTTGTCCTTGTAAAGGTGTGGCTACTATTTTAGTAGTTCCAGAACCTGCAGCAGTGTAAGTATCTGTACGACCTATCATTTGATTACCTATTGCTGCTCCATTTTCTGAGTAAAAATCAGGACCTAATGTAAAAAAATTATGATGTAATAAAGGAACATCTCCTTGATCAGTCATAGTAATAGTTTGACTAGTGCCATTATCTAAAAATATAGTAAATGTACCATCGCCATTATCTACAATAGCAGAAATACCTGTTCCATCATTACCTGCTAATAATGTGACATCTTTACAATCTTTACATCCGCATCCCATAATTTAAGTTTTAACAGTTACCAGTATTACACTCGTCAAGTGTATTGCAATATGTTGTTGCCGCAGCAAGTATTGCTTCTGCAGTGTCGAAATCTCCGCAACTAAATGCTGATTGTATGCCGTATATATAAATTTCCATTTGATCTACATATGTTTTTAATTTCTCTACGGTCTCTTCATCACATGCATCGATTAACTTAACAATTAAGTTATCTTTACAATTACATAGATTGCATAAAAATAAAACGTATTGTTTATCGTTTTCATAAGTATTAGATGCATCTTGTACTTTGTAAACTATTCTATATACTCCATCGTTACCTGACCAAGCAACTTCTGATAAAGCTGTAAAAGCTCCTGGAGTAGGAGCACCTGCTACGCCTGCGTAGACATCTGTAGTGCCGTCTTTTAATATAAAATTTTGTGTAAGAACATTACCGTTAATAGTAGTAGAAGATACTGTTTGAGCGATATTTACTGTATAAGTACCTCCGTTATTAGATCCTGTTCCTGTAAGTAATGCTGTGATTTTTGTTCCAGCTGCTACACCAACACCTGTAAGAGTTTGTCCTACTTTAAATGTTCCTGATATATGTGTAACGTCTGTGAACGTTGTTCCTGATATAGTGCCCGTACCCGAAGCTTGCACATCAGGAGTTTCGTCACTATTAAAAAATTGAACATCAGCATAAACAATTGCTGATGTATCAATATTTGGCGTTCCCCAACCTCCGTTATTTGTAGATAATACATAAGGACCTGTTTCCTCTTGTATTGTAATCTTATCGCATTTATTATTTAAAGATGCGGAAATTTTAGGTTTGAGTGCCATTTAGTTTTTTTTAGTTATTAATTAAAAAATATAGTAGCCCGCCATAGACAGCAATTTTATGGCGGGACTACTGTGGGTGGAGAATTTACTTATTCTTCGAAATCAGAATCTGCAAATCCAAATACATCAACTACAAGTTCTTCACCTGTTGATTGAGTTGCTGGGAAAGCCCCGCTTGTACCTAAATCTACATAAACTAATACTGATCCTTTACCTCCTTGAAGAGAAACTAATCCTCGAATATCTTCTGTCCAAGAGATTTCCATACATCCGTATTTGTTTCCTTCAATAACTGCTTGATCTCTCATTCGTGGTGGAACACCTAACATGCTGTTTTCACCTTCAAATCCGTAGCTCATGTACTCATCCATAGCAACTTGTTGCCATACACCAGAACCTGTACGAGCTCCTGTTGTAGTAATCAAAGTTGACTCATCAGAGAAAGTTACAGTGAATCGGTTAACGTAGTAATCACGGAAAGCGTTTACATCAAAGTCAGCTTGTACACCTGTAAGTCTAACACCAAAGTTAGCAGCTGCTGTAAGTTTACCGTGGTTAGTAGCATAAGTAGTACCTGTTGCTAAAGCTGTTACAGTTGTTCCTTCAAAAGGAGTTGACAACGTTACAGTTGTAGTTGTAGGTACAGCTGCTACTTGATAAGTTGCTCCTGCAATAAATACTAAATCACCTACTGCTAAAGAGTGAGCTGCAGAGTAAGTTAAAGCTGTTGATCCATTAGTTGCTGCTAATGTAGCAGTACCAATAGCCGCGGTAGTACCGTCAGAAATTACATCAAACTTTAAATAACCATTAGCGGGCTCTTTTGCAAAATTTGCTTGTCCGTTTTTAACTAAAGCAAAAGCAACTTCTTCTTGAGTAGCAGAAGCATCACTCTTAATAGGACCTGCAAAAAGGCTCATTGGTTGAGATCGGTTAGCTGCATCATTATCATTCTTACGAATTTTGATAAAGTAATCTGTTGAATTAGCTGCAGGAAGAGAACCAGTAGTTCCGTTAAATCCTACAATTGATACTTGTTGTACAGCTACTCGGTGAATACTAGTAGAAAGTGTAGCACTTGCTTTAGTAATCATAGGAGAAATCATTAATTGTTTTCCTGTACCTTTTCCTTGTACAATTCGGTAACGATCAGCTGCTGCTAAAGCGGCTGCATCCATTCTGCGCATTCCTGCATCTACTGCAACAATAGCGCCTTCTTCCAAGTTAGAATCAGATACAACTGTACCAACTGCTGGAAGGTTTCCTGCTTGTTTTGTGCTATCGTCTAATACGACACTAAACACATTGTCTGCGGTTCTAAGCATTTGTTTTTGTTTTTAAAAATTAATATTCATTATTATTCTAAGTCTCTAAAGTTCTCAATTGTTTGAACTTTTTGTTCTTTTACTCTTTGTAACATTAAATCTGTTGCTATGCCGACTATTACTACATGAGTACTTTCGTCAAGCTCACAGTTTCTTTGATCATCAGGAACTGCTCTATCTACTCTTATATTTTCTGGATTCTTAACGTATCTTATATGATAATTTGTTACGTTAAAAGTACCATCAGTAAATAGTTCGTGGCGTTTAGCTGTTTCAGTATCTCCAGGATTTAATGCTGAAGTTTCTCTACTAAACTCTGAACGCCAAACTCTACAATCTCCATTAGGTCTATAAAATGGTTTCTTGTATTTACTCCAATTAAATCTTTGCATTTCATTGTGAGCAACTACCATAACCCATCCTATAATACTATTGTTAGTGTCACATTCTGTTTTATCAATTGTACACTCTTCGTAAATAGTATACATGTGATCACTTGGTAGGTCGTAGAATTTACCTGTTACATTATTATTTACTAGCACACCCGCTTGGTCTGCTGAAGCCGAAAGGTTGTTAGCATCTTTAACTAATGCTGACAACCCTTGGTTTCTAATTTCTGTTTCTTCAAAGCCTTTTTGTTTTCTGTTGTTTACTTCATCAAAAAACTTTTTAACGTATAACTGCTGTGCCTCTGTTAGCACGGAAGATAAATCAAAATCTTCGTAACCAGGAGAACCAAAGCTATCAGCTCTGTCTAGCTTCTCCTCTAACATGTCGGCCATTTCGTTTGCAGTCATTAATTACGTTGTTTTAAATCTATTTTAGCTTTAATTCTCATTTTTACTTCTTGATTATCAGGGTTATTTAAATACATAATTGTATCTGTTAAATCACCTAACTCTGATCCGTTATCAAGAGTATATCGTTTGTTTCCTTTTCTAATTATAGCTCCTGCTTCAGTAGCCTCTTGTACAAAGATACGATCATTATACTGAGGATGAGTGACTATTTCTAAGAAATAATTAGGATCTTTTTCAAGAACATTTAATACTTCATTTTTAAGCCAATCTGTTGTAGCAGTTGCTGGAATAGTTCGTCCTAAAGATTTTATGAATCCGACGATTGCTTGTTTGCTATTAGTAATCTCTGCGAACTTAACATATGCATCTGCTTTTACATTTGCTTCTGCTAATTTTTGTACAGTTACTTTATCTTCGTCTACAATCATAAACTCGTATGTTGCTTTTAAAATTCTTTCATCATAAGACGGTGAAACCAACATCTTATTAGAAAGAAGAATTAAATACTTCAACATATCTAAAGGACGATTAAGATTTAGAGTAGTTCCTTCTTTAGTTAGAATTACTCTACCTCTTCTATCTGATCTCCAGAAGTTTTTATCTGTTGGTAAAGTAGGATTTAAATCTACTCCCAACTCTGTTTCAAAGAACTCTTTTTGTGTCATCCCGTTTGGATAACTTTCCATATACTTTTGAATGCTCACTCTTTTTTGATCATCCAATATTACTTTAACTCCGCCACCTTTAATTTGGCTATTTAATGGTACTTGATAACTTCTTTTTACTTTGTTATACAAGAAAGGATCTTTCTTTTTATCCTGACCTTTTACAAGTAAGTTATTCCATTTTCCCGATGACTCTACAGGTTTAATAGAAATTACTCTATCTTGTAGAAAGCTACCATATGTTATTTTTTCTTTTGCTGCTGTCTTTGCCATTTTATTATTATTTGCTGTCTTTTAAATTCTCTTTTTAAAAAGAGCTCCCTAGGCTATCAACTCTAAGGAGCCTTTTTTGTATTCAATTAACCTTATTTATGAACAAGATTCTATCTCTCAACTAGTAGTCTTAGATCTACAACTTTTGTAGGATCTTCGATCATCATACCTCCCCATTTCTGGAAGTGTACTTCGTATCCGTCTACTCGTGAAGCTACCATTTTAGGACTGTTTTTTCCTCCTGGAGAGAATGGATCTCTCATACCTGGGATATACGCCCAATTGTAATCTGGAACTCCTTTTGGCTTAACTCGGTAGATACCTGCGTTATCGCCATAATCAAGTGCTAAAATTCTGTGAGATTCTACGATACCTTTTCCATCTGGATGTCTTTGTGGGAAGTATACATCATCATCGAAGAAATCAAGGATTTCAACCATAATAGTAACTCCGTTGTACCACTCATATACATTCCATTGTGGCTCTTGTAAACTCTTAGTGTTTTTACCACCGATTGTTCCTGAAGAAGTATTTCCTAACAAGAATTTATCAGAAATTACAGTAAACTTACCAGAACCTGATTTTTCGTTAATCTGCTTAGAGATTTCGATAGCTCCGAATTCTCCTGTAAGCAAGTGAATTGTTCTTTTACCTCTTTCGATTTTACCAACACCCATATCAAGAAGTAATTCAAGATGCCAATCAAGGTCGTAAGTGTTATAATAGTGTACGTTAGAAGGAGCGATTTGCTCAAAGAAACCTGAACCTGACTCAACTGCATATTTAGTTTTGTCATCTTTGTTCAAGTATTTGTGATCAGATGTCCAGTTTTTCTTACCGTACATCAACATACGAGCAAACATTTCTTCACACTGGTGGTGAGCAACCATATCTTGATAGTTAATCCAGATAGATTCTGTTTGACCTTTGTAGTTAAATCCAAACTCAAGAGGTTCGTTTTTACCTTTGTTAATAGTGTTACCAGCTACTTCATATTCCATTCTTAAAGTAGATGGACGGTTTTCCATTCTCCAAGGAGATGTGAAGTAAGGTTTAGAACCTTGGTAAGAAAGTGTAGATGGAGCAAGTGAGTAGAATTTAGACCAACGTGTACCAATTGCTAATTCCTCAGAAGGAATAGATTTAGTAGGATTGTCAGTAACTAATTCAACTTCAAACTTAAATCGAGATCCTGCATCCATAGCTTTTTTAACTAATAGATGATAATCATCAACTTCACCACGAAGAACGTTAGTTTCTTCAAATAAAGCTTCGTCGAAGATTAAATAGAATCGCTCTCCGTTTGCTCCTACGTTAGCAGGAAAGTTTCCTCCTGAGATAGATGCTCCTGAAATAGTTTCAGCATCAACCAAAGGAAGGTTTTTGTCGTGTTGTCCTTGCAACATCCAGTTGTAGAATCCGTTCTCTTGTTCCACTTCTTTAACAGGGAACCGATCACAGAACTCACGCAATTTACCTTGTAAATTAGTTTTGTAAATCTCACGAATTACATTACTAATCAATTGAGGCTTTTGTTGGTACAAAGCATGGAAATGGTTGTCAGTGACAAGACCATTGTAATCTTTAGCTTCATACTTTTGTAATGGAAGTAATTGTGCCATTTTTGATTTGTATTATTTGTTAACGGTATAAATTTATTTTACTTTTTCATTGCTCTATCGAGCATATCTAATATATTACTTGTTTTTTGAGAAGTTTCTACGGAAGTATTTCTACCTACGCTTCTGTCTTCTGATGCAATTATTTTATCTAATTCATTAATTGCTTTTGTTTTAGCCACTTGTTTTAGTTTAGAAATATCAGGTTTAAACTTACCTTCTTTATCTAAATTAAATAATCCAAGTGTGTCATAATAATTTATAAGCATTTCAAACTCTACTGGATTTCTAGTTTGCTTATACATTAAACTATTATATTCTCTTCCTGTTTTATTATCCTTATAAACAGGACTTAAAATATTTTGCTTGATCTTTTCTTTACTAACTTTATTTAAATTAATTCCGTCAATAAAAGATTGCCTTTGATCAATATTATTAATTAAAGATTCAAATGCTTTATTCTGTTGAGCTATTTGTTGTTTAGTTTTTGCAGCTTTATATTCTTTAGCTTGAGTAACTACAGCATTCGCTTGATTTTTTAATTCAGGAATTGCTTCTAGTGCTTTTGCTTCTAACTTTTTTACTTCTACTGCATCTTCTACAGCTTCAGCTGCTTGCTTTTCTGTAAAGTTTTTAGAAAGTAAAAGATCATAATAAATTTCTTTTTGAAGATTTTCATCACTCTTGATATCTTCTTCAGAAATAGAATCAAAAAACTCTAATCTTTGTGCCATCATAATAGCTTGATCAGTTTCATCAAATGCATCTTCAATTTCTAAGAATCTTTTTTTAGCAGCTGGCATATTAGCTTTCCACTGTTCTTCAGCTGCTTTAAAATTAGTTTGAACCGTCTTAGTCATTAATTCTTTAATAGTATCTAATGATCCTTCTAGTTCATCTAATTTATCAGCTTCTGCACTAGTGATAATATTTGCATCAACTAATTCTTTAATTAATCCTTTATAAATTTCTTCACTCCTCTCGCTTGAGGTAGCGGTTGTAGATTTAGTTTGGTTATTGGTGTTTTCATAAGCACCTTCACCTTTTTCTGATTCTACAGGCTGAAACATTTCTGAGTTCTCCTCCTCAGTTTTTGTTTCTTCTTTTTCTTCGCTTTCTTCAGACTCCACGACTGAATTAAGCTCTTCTGGTGACATTATTTGAAGTCCTTCAAATAGATCATCTTTTTCTTCACTCATAATTGCTGTCTTTATTTGGTTACAATATTAAAATTATTTTTATAATTAAACTCGATTATATTTATAGCTTTGTTCTATAGTGCTATAGCTTTATTTGTTTTTGATTGCTTTAGTTCTTTGCTTTTCTAGCTTCATTTTTTCTTTAGCAATTTCTTCTTTAGCTTGATTACTTCGAATAGTCTCGTCTAATTTAGCTTGATCTAGTTGTGTTTTTTGATCATTCCTTTTCTCTTCAACTTCTGTTCGTCGTAAATCTAATTCGTCAGCAATACCGTTACCGTCAGAATCTAATAAACCTGATTCTGTACGATAATTATTATTAGCTTCTCTCATAGCTGCTATTTGTATATCTGCTTGAATCTTTTCTCTCTTAACAGCTATATCATCATCATGCTTCTTAATTTCGAATTCTCTTTCAGCTTCTGCTTGTTGTGCTTGAGCTTGTTGCATTTCTTGTTGTTGTTGCATTTGTTGCTCTTGCATTTTATTATTTTCTTCTCTAATTCTTTCTGCAGAATTTTGAAGTTTTTTAGCAATATCTTGTACAGAGTCAGATTGCGATATAGCTACTAAATCCGAAATAGTTGCTTGACCATTTTGAATAGCTGCTTGAGATAACGCTCTAATGTCGTTATACAATTGCGTATCATTGCTAGAATTAGAAAGATGTAAATCATACTCTGTAGAGGCAAACTCATCGAAATGAGTAATAAATTGCTGACTAAGGTCATCAAGTAAGAATTGCCCTTTTTGAGGATTAGTTTTATATGCATATTTACAACATTCTAAAAATTTAGTTAATGCTCTTTTTCTAAAGTTTTGGTCTATAGCAAACCATTTTTCTGTAATGTGAGATGTCTGTGCAACTTCTCTTTCAACATTGCCTACTGCTTCTCTATTTTGTATTTGTCCTTCCCGTGCTCCAGAAACACCAGCTAGCTTGCCTAGTGTATTTTCTATGTCGACTAGTAAATTAGTATACATGCCTATTGCATTAGGATCTCCTATATTAACTTGTTGCGCAGTAAGCTGATTAAATTGTCCTGCAGACTTACCTTGGGCAGGGCCTTTAAGGATTTCATTAGTAGGATCTAACCAAGCAAACTTATTTACAGTTACGTATCTCATCCACTCTTTTGGATCCCATCCTGAGGGTACAAGTGCAGAGTTAATAGCAGTAAAGGACCCCTTATACGTGGCAATTTCGAGCTCTCTTTTGTAGTAAGCTATGTCATAAGAATAAGCGAGAGGTTTCATAACGTCCATAAGAGATTGGACTTTATAATCGTTTGTGGAATTAACAGAGCCAATATATGGTGGGGTCCCTTTAGATTTATTTACTAATGATTTGCTAGCAAATGGTACAGGACGCATTACTGTGTAAATGTGGTCAGCTATCTTAGTTCCTTCTAACCATTCGTTTACCCATATCCATTTTACTTTTTCTCCAAGTTCTTTATTGGGTCTGTAGTCTTCAGGAACCCAATCTTTTTGCTCCACACCTTCTTCATCAAAATAAGTTAGCTCTCCAATCTTACGTCTAGAACGCCAACATACTTTCATAACCCTTACATTGCCGTATGTATCAAATGCACCTGCAAAAGTTCTAACACCTGCTTCATTAGGATGAAATATATCTAATGCTCCAGCTTCTCCATAGAAATCAAATATTGATATATCTCTATTTAAGCCAACACCTCCACCACCATCCATAGCAGTGTCTACTTTTCCTTTTTCTAGGAAGTCTATATCTTTTGGTTTAAGAGTATCCCAATAATCATCGATTACTTGGCCTACAGATTTGTATCCGTATTCTACAATAATATCTGCATCTTCAATATACATAGAGCTGCCGCCAAGAGTATATAAGTTCATTGGATTTACTCGTCGCATTACAGGTTCTCCTCCTAATACACCGCAATATACTATTTCTTCACCTGCTGTAAGTAAGTCTTCAAATGTTCTTAAGAATTCAAAATCAAAGTTTTGTTCTTTGTATTCTTTTTTTAAGATTTTATTAGCTACGATTTCACTTATATCTTGGAACTCGTAATTTTTATATCTTTCAAGATTTTGTAATCTTTTTTGTATTTCTTCTTCGGAAATAGATTCCATCTGGATGATTCCCATCATCTCTTGTTTAATCTGTTCCATTAAAATTTGCTCTTTTCTAGAAATACCTTCTTGATCGCCTGAAGAAATATAAGCTTTAAACTCTTTCTTACGCTTTGCGTATTCTCCTAATAATAAATTAATTTTTGTGTTTTCAATACCGATGTGTTGAAAAGTCGCAGGCAGTGAATCGAGATCTAAATTATCAGGATTAATAAATTTTTCAAAATCTCTAGGAGAGATTACATTAGAACGTAGATTATAATTAATACGTTTATTTCTAAAACTGTTTCTAAGATTGACATCAGATGTTAAAAGATGTTCTGCGAAGTCTATATTCTTTTTATACCACTTATCTGTCTTTTGTGTATCAGATAATTTTTGTCGTGGAAAATTTATATAACCTTGATTATCTAGAGCGTCGGCCATAATAATAATTATTTTCTATTTTTACAAATCTATGAATAAAAATTTGAATCTATAGTTCCAGTAGGTTTCTTTTTTAAAACGCCCATCTGAGAAAAATAATCATTATCTAGAAATGTTTTAACTTCTTCTACACGTTTTTCTGTCTGTTTATACATAGTAGAATCTAACCACATAAGCATTATTAACGCAGATACTCTATCAAAGTTGCCTTGTGGGTTCCACATAACTAGCTCTGTTAAAAGTGCAGGAGAATATATAGTTTCGTAAATTTTAGTTTCTGAATTAATCGACGTAGTTTCTTGTAACCAAGACTTAACCATATTACGTCCTTCTGAGTTAACAGTTGCTGATGCGTTAATTCCTTTAGATGTGTTACCAGTTTGTTTATATGTATCAGAAGACCGCAATTGATAAGGCGTGTCTGCAAGTAAATATGTGCACTTATGGCGATCAAAGTAATTAAATAAACCGATAAGGTTTTTCTCATACATACCTATAGCGTTATAATATAACAGAAGTTTTCTACAGATTTCATAAAAATCTTTTGCTTCAGAAGTTCTACCTGTATATTCTGCTACAAGTTGTCTTGTTAATCTATTCATTATAAATATAGACGGAAGAGAGTCAGTAGTAGACTTATCTTTATCTACAACGTCTATTCCTGCTATGTATACATTTCTAGGAACTACGCCCTCATCATTTTTTTGAGGCTTTACCCATATTTCTACGCATCCTCGCTTATCGTCATTACGTTGCAATGGGAATTTTCTTATTGGTTTTAGATCCTGAATGGTACTAAACTCTACTTCGTTTCTATCGTTAAATGATAATATACCTTTAAAACTTGCATCTTGGAACTTAGCATATTTACCTCCTTCAACTTCTGCTAGCTGCTCTTTTAATTGTAGTGTTGGGAAAAATGCTCCTTCTAAAATTAAGAAAGCTTCCGACGGCAACATCGGTCCGTTAATTATTTCAGTTTGGTATACTGTTGGATCAGGAGACTTTTTAGCTACGTCTCTTTTACTTTCTATAAATACTCTAGACAGCTCTTCATTAGTAATAAGGTTAGGGCCTTTTTTAAATTCATTGAGTGTTAGAGAGTATGGTACAAAGTATCCTATAGTTCCTCTATTTTCAAATATGTCCTCAAACTCTACGCAATTGTAATCATGAGGATTTCTAAATATAGTTTCTGCGTATAGTGCAGCTTTTCCAGATACTAATCCTCCTGTCCCTAGGGCCCATATTACAAGATTCTTTTTTGCTTTAGATGCTTGTGTTGCTTCAATTGCTCCCCAAGATTCTTTTATATTATACATGAAACCAACCTCATCTAGTGCTACTAAGTTAGGCCGTGTTCCGTTAGCTGCTAGCGGGTTATCTTTAAATGTACGATGTCGCATCACAGAGCCTGTTCTTGTAGTTGCTTCTCTGTTAGCCATAAAAGAACCTGTGTGAGATATTGATAGTGGCGACGGATAATATTCGTCTCCTAGTTGAAAATCTCCCGCTAATAAATCTAATGCAGTTGTAACTTTTTTCATAAGAGGTATCGAATACTTAGTATCAATAGCCCCAATAATTGTATCAGATGCTAAAAAGTTTTTAGTTTTCTTTCTAGCTAAATAATCGTTATAATCTGTAGCCCCATCAAATAAAAAATTATGGTTGGCTATCCCCGATGTCGAATAACTCTTACCAGATCCCCGTGCCTGGATACTTATAAAGTGTTTTGCAGAATTTTTATACAGAGGCTT